GCGAACGCTTCCGGGTCTGCTCTCGGCGCGATCGTCGAACGACCCTTCACCGGGAACACATCCCGGCCCACCGGCGGCACCACGCCGCGTCCATTTGCCGGCGTGACAGAGCGCCCGTGACAAGGAGTTGAATCGATGGCTCTCTCTTACTCCACGACGCTACGCAACGCCCAGCTGGACGCTGTCACCACCGCCGTGGGTGCTTCGGGCAAGCTCCGCATCTACAGCGGCACCCGGCCGGCGAACGTCGCCGCGTCCATCACCGGAACGCTGCTGGCGGAACTGACCCTGAACGCGACGTTCGCGCCGGCCGCCTCGGCCGGTGTGCTGACGCTGAACGCGATCACATCCGACACCTCCGCGGACGCCACCGGCACCGCGACGCATTTCCGGATCTTCCAGTCCAACGGCACCACCGCCGTAGTCGACGGCGACGTCGGCACATCGGGTTCGGACCTGAACCTGAACAGCACTTCGCTCACCGCCGGTGGTTCGGTGGCGGTGACCAGCTTCACCATCACGGCCGGCAACGCGTAGCCATGGGGCGCGCTCTCGACACGCTCGGAAGGGAAACCCTGTGAGGATCAAGACGACAAGCCTGGTCAACACCCACCTCCAGGACGGTCGCGAGGTTGCAGCCGCCGAAGGCGATGTGGTGGAGATCCCCGACGAAGACGCCGCCATGGTCGGATTGGCGCGGTCGCTCATCATGTCCGGCCAGGCTCAGCACTACGGTGACGCCGGCGGGGTCGATGAAGAGGCGCCCACCGCTGAGGAGACTGAGGTGGCGGACGAAGAGACGGACGACTCTGACGAGCTCGACGAAGACGACGAGGACTGAGCAGTGCCAATCCCGGCGCGGTGGCGTACACACACCATCAGCGTCGAGCCGTACCTAGGCGCAGGCGCTTACGGATCGGTCTACGGCCCTCCGGTCAGCGTTCAGTGCCGGGTTGAGGACGGGGTGCGCCTGGTCCGGTCTGCCGGCGGCGACGAGGCCGTGTCCTCGAGCACCGTCTACTGCGATACCGACGTGGTCATTCCCGCCGAGTCCCGTGTCACCGTCAACGGCCGCGTGACGACCGTCCTGTCGGTGTCGAATCCCTCGACCGGCAGATCGCGCCTGGACCACCTGGAGGTCGCGCTTGTCTAGCTCGATGAAGTGGGTCGGCTCCAAGGTCAGGGCAGCGGTCCGGTCAGGTGGGTCCGAAGGGATCGAGGCCGGCGCGAAGCTCGTGTTCGAGGAGTCTCAGCGGTCCGTACCCAAGGACACGGGGGAACTGAAGGAGTCCGGGAAGATCACGACCGACGGGCTCTATGCCGAGATCACCTATGGCGAGGGGCTGCCTGATCCCCGCGCGATAGTCGTCCACGAGAAGCTCGACCTTCATCACGACGACGGTACGGCGAAGTACCTCGAGAACCCGACGACTGCCGCGGCTGTCCAGGTTCGTTCCATCATCGCGGCGGCGATCCGCCGGAAACTCTGAAGGAGTCCCCTCATGGCACTGCTCACCGTTCAGACGATCGACGACCCGACCGGCGAGGCCGTCGTCTACAGCCCGGCGAACGCCAGCGACACCGTCAAGGTCGTTGACGGCCGTACCAAACTGCTGGTCCGGACGGCCGGCACCGCCACCACCGTCACAATCACCGTCTACAAGACCGTCGCGGGCCTGACGGTCCCCAACCGGAGCATGTCCGTCTCGGCCACCCAGGACAAGTGGATCCCGCTCACGATGGACTACTACACCAACCCAGCCGACGGACTGACGACCATCGCGATCACCCCGACCACCTCGGTGACGACCGCCGTCGTCTCGGACTGAACGTACCGCCGTGGGTTTCACGACGGATCTACTGGCCGGCGTAGCGCAACTGCTCGACGTCGACGGTGTCGCGAAGTGGGACCCGGCCGGCGTGTATGCCGTCACCGATGTCGGAATTGTCATCGGGCCACCGTCACAGTCGCCGCCGTCACTGGTGGCGCTCGCCGTGTACAACAGCTCCGACGACCCGGCTGCATCCGACTCCACTGTCTTCCTGCAAGTCAGGACCCGCGCCCCGGATGACGACCCCCGCAAAGCTGACGACCTCGACGACGGCGTGTTCAACTCGCTGCAGGGGTTGAGAGCAACGATCAACGGGATCCGCGTCGTCTACGGGAAACGGAACTCGTCTTCCCCGATCGGTGTCGATGACACCGGCCGGCAGGAGCGCACCAGCAACTACGAGCTGATGGTCCACCGGCCATCGACGCATCGCGAATAGGAGACACCAATGCCCGCAACTACCAAGGTTCCGCTCGGTGCGTCGACGACCGTCCGGAAGTGGTACATCGACGTGAACACCGGCACCTTCGCCAGCCCGGTCTGGGTCGGCGTGTTCGGCATGACCGAGTTCAAGCCGGCGATCGAGCCGACCCTGCAGGACGACTCCGACATGGACGGTGGCGGCTACAAGTCGCAGACCAAGACCGCCGAGGCGTGGAGCTGTGAGTTCAAGGTCAAGCGTGCCGTGACCACCGCCAGCTCCACGGCGTACGACCCCGGCCAGGAAGTCCTGCGGCTGCGGGCGATCGGCAAGTTCGGGCCGGCCAACTCGATCGACATCCGGTACTACGAGATGGAGCCGTCCGGTCCCCGCATCGAGGCGTACCGTGGCAACGCCGCGGTGTCCTGGTCGCCCGACGGTGGCCAGATGGACGCGATCGACTTCGTGTCGGTGACGCTGACCGGCCAGGGCGCCCTGTCGCCGATCACGCACCCGGCGCCGTAGTGGCGTTCAAGGACCTTGGCGACTGGGCCGATCTCGTCGGACTGCGGCTGCCGATCAACGGCAGGGTGTACCTGCTGCCGCCGATCTCGGCCGAGCTCGGCCCGCGCGTGCAAGCGATCATCGACTTCGGCATCGATATCGCGGTCGGCGCTGCCGATGCCGATGACGCCGGTGAGGTGCTCAACGACGTCGCCGAGCGGGACCTCTACAAGGAGGTTCTCGGTGCGGTCTATGACGCGATGCAGGCTGATGGTGTGCCGTGGGCCGCGCTGAAGCACGCCGCGATGACCTCGATCATCGACGCGACGCGCGACCGGGAAGAAGCCGAAGCGTACTGGGCGCGCCTGGGAAAACCGGAGACGCCGGTGAAACAGCCGGCGGACCGTCAGCCCCGCAAGGCTACGGCGAGCAGAACGACCAAGGCCTCCACCGCTGGTACGACGTCCCGGCGGAAGCCCGCAGGCAAGGCCCAACCTGGCCGGAGATCCTCGAGCAGTGGCAGCTGATCGAGGCTGACCTGCATGAGGTGTATGGCATCGACCTCGACGACCGGGACCTGCTGCGGGCCAGGTCCTGGCGCTGGTTGAAGGCCCGGATCATCGGGTTGCTGGACGGTACCGAGACCCGCCTGTTCCGTGTACTGAATCCGCCGCGTCGATAGCAGGAGAGGTGGTGGGTCGTGGCGCTGCTGGTCGGTGAGCTGAAGTCGGTTCTCAGCCTGGACACGTCCCAGTTCAACAAGGGCCTGTCCACCTCTGAGGCGAAGTTCAAGGGCAGCGCCAGCAAGCTCGACGCGACCTCTCGTGAGGTCGCGAAGAAGGCCGGCGCGGGGATCGGCAGCATCGGTGTCGTAGCGGACAAGGCGTCCGGCGGCATCGACAAGGTGAAGCTTGCCGCGGACCGCGCCTCGCTGGCGCAGGACAAGTACACCGCCGCCGTTAAGAAGTACGGCGCCGGCAGTCTCCAGGCCCGCACGGCGTCTTTGTCGATGCGCACCGCCCAGGACAACTTGGCGAGGTCGAACCGCAAGGCCGCGGAGGCGACCGACGACGCCGAGGAGTCCATGGGCGGCTTCGCTCATGGAGCCGGTGTCGCGGGCGTCGCGGCTGTCGGTATCGCCGGGGCGCTCGTCGCGGCGGGGATGCGGATCGGCGACTACGCGGCCAAGCTCGACCTGCTGAAGAAGAAGACCGCGACGGTCTTCGGCGACCAGCTGGGTGACGTGCAGCAGTGGGCGGACAAGAGCGCCCACGCGATGGGCCTCACCAAGGGCGAAGCTGCCGGTCTGGCCGCTGGCCTGGGTGACCTGCTGGTCCCGATGGGCTTCACCCGCAAGGCCGCCGCGGACATGGCGACCCAGACCGTCGGCCTGTCCGGCGCGCTGGCGGAATGGTCGGGTGGCACGAAGTCCGCGGCCGAGGTCACCGACATCCTGTCGGCCGCGTTCATGGGTGAGCGCGACGGCCTGAATGCGCTGGGCATCAGCATCACCCAGGCCGAGGTTGACGCCGAACTGTTGGCGAACGGGCAGCAGAACCTCACCGGGAAGCAGCTGCAGCAGGCCGAGGCGACCGCCACGCAGAAGCTGATCATGGAGAAGTCCACGGACGCGCAGAAGGCGTTCGCGAACGGCGCCGGGTCGCTGGCGCGTCAGACCGCTGAATCCAGGGCAAAGCTCAAGGAGATGGGCGAGACACTCGCCACCAAGGCCGCGCCGGTGCTGCTGAAGGTCGCGACGTTCACGAACGACAAGGTCATCCCGGCACTCTTCAAGGCCGGCGACGTGGCGAAGAAGCTCGGCGACGCCTTCATGGGGCTGCCTTCCCCGGTGAAGGTGGGCACGCTGACCCTGCTCGGGTTCGTGGCGGCAGCGGCTGGGATCGCGGCCACGGTGGGCAAGGTCAAGGACGGGATCGCCGGCCTGAAGACGGCGTTCACGGGTCTGTCGACCGGCGGCCGGTATCTGACGCTGTCGCTGGGTGCCGTCGGCGTTGCTCTTGCTGCCGCGGCGGCGATCTACAGCATCTACGCGAAGCGTCAGCAAGAGGCCAAGCAGAGGGTCGAGGATCTGCGGTCGACGCTGGATGAGCAGACCGGCGCGATCACCGGCAACACCCGCGCGTACGTGTCGAACCAGCTGGCGCAGAACGGCCTGTCCGAGAAGGCGAAGAGCTTCGGGCTGAGCCTGTCCGAGGTCACCGACGCTGCCCTCGGGAACCAGGCGGCGATGGATGCCGTCGGCTCGGCCCTCGATGCGGTCATCACGCAGAGCGAATCGCTCGCCTCCGGCCTGTCCGGCGTGGGTGGGCTGACTGAGGGGCAGTCTCAGAAGTTCCGGGACCAAGCGGACGCTGCCCGGGCGCTGAAGGAAAACCTGCTCGGGATGAACACCGGCCTCACCGAGGCCCAGAAGCAGCAGAAGCTCGCCGCCGAGGGCGCGCAGGCGAACACCACCGCGACCGGGGCCCAGGCGACAGCCGCTGGCCAGGCCACCACGGCGCTGCAGCAGAAGGCCGCGGCGGACCAGAAGGCCGCAGAGGCGGCGGCTGCTCACGAGAAGGCCGTCAACGACGAGATCGCGGCGATGCTCAAGATGCCGGGGCTCGTGCTGTCGATGCGGGACGCCCAGCGCGGCTGGCAGGAGTCCATCGACTCAGCGACCGAGTCGCTGAAGGAGAACGGTAAGACCCTGGACATCACGACCCCGAAGGGCCGTGCCAACCAGGACTCGCTGGACGCGATGGCGAACTCGGCCAACAACGTCACGAAGTCGATGATCGAGAACGGGCAGAGCAACCTGTCCGTGGTGCGGACCTACGAGGCGAACCGCGAAGGGCTGATCAAGACCGCCCAGCAGTTCGGGATGAACCGCAAGCAGGCCGAGGCGTACGCCGCGAAGGTGCTGGCGATCCCGAAGAGGTCGGAAACGACACTCAAGGCCGACATTACCGACCTGAAGTCGAAGATCGCGACCGCGCAGACGAAGCTGAAGGACCCGAACCTCACCAAGACCCGCAAGGCGAAGCTGACCGCGGAGATCAAGGAACTGCAGGCCCGCGTCAAGACGGCGCAGGCGAACATCAACGGCCTCAAGGGCAAGTCGGTAACGGTCGACGTCAAGTTCTCGTCGCTCGGGTACACGCTGGCGCTCGGCCAGGCGACGAAGAAGCAGAAGTTCGCCGCCGGCGGTCCCGTCTACGGCGGGGAGCGCGGCAAGGACTCCGTCCCTGCGCTGCTGATGCCCGACGAGCATGTGTGGACGACCCAAGAGACCGCGGCTGTCGGCGGACACGGCGCGATGAAGCGCATCCGCCAGGCCGCGCTGGCAGGGGAACTGCGTGGATTCGCCAAGGGTGGAAGCCCGCGCTCCACGCTGAACAACCTGCTCGGGCGGGTCATCAACGACAACGTACTCAAGCTCAAGGTCGACTTCGGCAGTTTCGGCGGGGCTGCGGGTCTTGGTGGAGGACTCGGCCCGCAGAGTTTCCGCGGCGTGAAGCTGAACGGCCGCACGATCCAGATGCTGCTCGCCGCCGAACGGCTCCTCGGTGCGGCGTTCCACATCACCCAAGGCTCGTTCAGCACCCGCGTCAAGGCGTCGGGTTCGACGCACGCCGGCGGTGGTGCGATGGACACCAACGGGCCTCGTGGCTGGGGCGCGGCGGTAGCGGCGCTGCGTTCGGTCGGGTTCGCCGCCTGGCACCGCACCCCCTCGCAGGGGCCGTGGAATCACCACATCCACTCGATCGCGATCGGCGACCCGTCGGCATCTCCGGCGGCGAAGCGGCAGGTCGCTGCGTACAGGCGCGGCGGTGACGGCCTCGGTCACGGCATGGCTGCCGGCGGCAGGGTCGGGTCCTACGCCAACGGGGCGTGGAGGATCCTCGCCGACCAGCTCGCACTGGTGCACAAGGGCGAGATGGTCGTCCCGAAGATCGCCGCGAGCCCGCTGCGGGGAATCCTCACCAGCAAACTCCACCAGATGCACCAGGCACATGTCGCACATCAGCAGCACCAAGCCCATATGGCGCACCTGAACCACGTCCGGCTGCACCCGGACGACATGCAGCACCTGGGCCGGATCGTCGCCGACGAACTCCGGTCCAACCCGCCACGGGTCCACCTGGACGGCAGGGCGGTCGATGAAGGAATGACCCGTAGAGCTCTGGCATGGGGGGGCAGCTGATGGCGTCGATTTGGCAGTTCGTCACGGACATGGCCACCTCGTCGCCGACTGTTCGTCTGGATCTCAACTCGAACGGGATGCGGGTCCTGCTGGGGTGGAAGCTCGGCCCAACCCTGTTCGAGAAGGGATATGCCAGCAGCCCCCTCCTCCACGGGAAGAGGCCGACCCGCGCGACCGGCGCCAACCAGATCCTCGAGATCCCGGTCGAGATCAACAAGTCGACCCCGGCGCTGGGTGCGCAGGCGGTCGAGGACCTGGTCCGGCAGCTGGCCGTCGACAACATCCTGAAGGTACAGCTCGACGGCCACCCGAACCCGGTCTTCTACCGGACGTTCGGCAACGCCGATTTCGCTGCCGTGGTGCGGACCGTCCTGATCCAGGACGCGACGATCACGCTGTCGATCGAGGCCGAACCGTTCGCGTGGGGTCCCCGGGTCTCGGCGGGCACCTTCACTGTCTCCAATGACCCGGCCGCGGGGACGAACCCGTGCCGGTTCGACATCTCCTCAGTCCAGGGGGATGTGCCGACCCCGCTGTTGCTGGTGTCCACATCGACCGGGAGCTCCGGTGCGCCGTCGGGCCTGGTGAACAAGTGGTCGCACATCGCGACCCGCCGTCGGGGTACGCCGTCGAGCTACTCGAACGTGATCCAGGCCGAGGACATGACCAACGGCACGGACGCGGCCGACGTCGTGGATTCGGCGTTCTCCAACGGCAACAAGGTCAGGATCAGCTTCGCCACCAACACCACGATCACGCCGGTGAGACTGTCAGACACCTTCCCCGGTAACGGCACCTCGACGGTTGAGGCGCGCGGCGAATACCGGGTGTACGGGCGCATGGCGATGACGACCGGAACCGACACGATCACGGTGAAGCTGGGATACGGGACCTCGTCCTCTGCGGTGATCTACAACGACGCCAAGGTGCTACCGGGGGTCACGAACGCGGTCTGGGTGGATCTCGGCCTGGTGCCGGTGCCGACATTCTCCGACCCGGTGACAAGCGGCTACTCCGGTGTAGCGACGAAGGCCGTGCTGCCGTTCGTCGGGCTGTACGCGTCACGGTCCGGCAGTGGCAACCTGGACGTGGACTGCTTGATGTTCGTGCCGGCCGATGACCAGACGCTGATCTGCAAGTTCCCGTCGACGGACACGACGTACGCGATCGACGGCACCACCGACGCCGGCGGGTCCGTGTACGGCGTCACGACCGCGCTGGATGAGGTGATTTCGACTGCGCTGCCGCCGCAGATTGTCGGTGGTGGCGGGTTCCCTGAGTTGATTCCTGGGCAGACGAACCGGATCCACTTCCTGCGCAACGTCGACCCGGTCGGCTCCGCGGACGCGATCACGAACACGACGACATTCGCCGCCTACTACTGGCCGCGCTGGCGAGAGTTCACCCGGCCGTGACGGGCCCGCTGCAGCTCGCAGTGCGGGTCAGGAACGCCCGGTATGACGGCCTGCTCAACGGCTACCTGCACGGTGCCCCGAAGTTCAGCAAGACCGACCCTGGCGGCTTCCGCACCGCGAGTTTCGTGGTCGATCAGCGGCTCGGATACCGCACCGACATGATCCAGCCCTACTCCCGCGTGTACATCTACAACAAGCGCAACGGGAACACGGTCTTCGAGGGCGACGTATCCCACCCCGGCAGAAGCATCACCGACGACGGAGCGGTCCTCGAGGTGCAGGTCGACTGCGACCGGCTGAACGACTGGTCCGGTTCCAGGATCTACTGCGACCGGGACCTGCAGGCGTGGACGCGCAACAACGGCGTCTCGGTCGGCGCCACCACGGTGGAGGCCGGCGACGACCGGTCCCTGTCCGGTCTGGATGCGCTGAACCTGTCGTTCCCGACCGACATGCACGTCGAAACCAACTTCCGCATCGAGGCGATCTACACCCGCATCAACGAGGCGAACCAGCAGATCGGCCGCATCGACTACTCGGTGGCCGGCGGTCACGTCTCCGGATCCCCCGGTTGGCTGGTGCGGACGCTGTGCACCACGCCGTCGACAATCGTGCGCAGCAACATCCTCAACACGTTCATCTCCTCCGGCGCCGTCACGGTCGGGGGCGCGATCCCCACCGGTGAGTCGAAGGCGTTCGTGCAGCTGATCTGGACCGGCGGCTCCTCGGGTACTGGGACGTCCGGCAACGACATCGTGTGGGCGTCACTGCGGGGTCTGGTGATCGTGGCGCGGATGCTGCTGAAGGACGGCACCTACCGCACCTCCGGGTACGCGAACGCGGTCACCGCGGACCAGGTGTGGGAGGACATGCTCGGGTCGGAGATGCTGAACACCGCCTTCGACTCCGCGAATGCCCGCGTCGACACCGGGACGGCGACGTTCATCTACCAGCTCGCCTACCCCG